GGAACATACGTTTCCTCATACCACTTTATTAGTTCTCCTTCTATAACAGATCTACCAGATGATAAAAAGTTACCATCACATTCTTGTTTCGCTAAATCTGGTCCTAATAAAATATCCTGTTCATCTCTCCATTTTTGGTCTCGTTCTGGGTGTACTTGCCACAATAATTCTATCGGATTGAAACCACCATTCTCTGCTAATTTTGCCTTTACCCACTGTTTATGGTAAAAATTTCCAACTCCATTTGGTGTAGAATTTATAATTGCTGTTCCACCAGTTGCTAATGTTTGCTGTGCAGATGCCCAAATCTTATCAATATCATCGATAAATGCAGCCTCATCTATAATCAACAGAGAAAGTGCTTCGGATCGAGCAGAATCTGCAGCAGCAGAAACGGCCTTTATCTGTGATCCATTATTGAAACGAAGTGACAGCTTATTATCCTCTTGAACCCCCGTTTTCAACCAACTCGGCAAATTATCATACATAACTCGGACTTTAGTTACTAGATTTTTTGCCGTTTCTTGTTTAGTTGCAATCACTAAAATATTTTTATCTTGATTAAATAACATTAACCATAAAGAATAACCAGCAATTAATGTGGATATCCCTAATTGTCTTGATTTTAATACAATATTGTATCTATTTTTATTAAACTGTCTTAAAACATCCTCTTGAAAAGGATATAAATCGAATAGTATTTTTCCACGAGTAGGGTGTTGAATTTTTGCATAACGCTTCATGAAATATACAGGATTCCCTGCGCATTTAGAAAATTCTTCCTTTATAATGTCTTTTAAATTTTTAGTAACTGAACTCATTGAACTACAAATATTATTCCAACAACAGAAGCGGCTCCAGTCAGAAACCACAAAAATTTATTATCATACCAACTGGGTTTAAGTTCTTCATTTATCTTTTCAAGTTCTTCGCTTCTTTTTTTACAAGCAATCAATGCCTCATCGCGATTTTTTAATTGTTGTATAAACATTTCTGATCTAGAAACATATAAATCTATTACAGTATCTTGACTATTAACAACTTCAGTTAAGTATTCGACTGAATCTCGTATGAGTTGAATTTTATTCCATAATTTAGTTACTTCTGGTTTTGTAAAACAAACAAGTGAATCTTTTTCGGAAGCAAATGTTGCTGAAACAGAAAATAATAATGCTATAACATATTTCATAAATTACTCATTCAAAAAGTTTTTAATAAGTTTGGTTGCTTCATCTGGATTTTTTATTTCTCTATTCTTGTAGATATAGAATCTTTCTTTTATTATCAGGATACTATCTTTACGAACTTTAATAAGAGAATCGAGTTTATCAGCTCTTTTTTTTAATTCAACATAATCGAATTCATACTTGTTTATCACTGCCTCCAAACTGTCTTTGGTTTTAGTATATTGTCTTATATTATCACCTTCTATTTTTGTATCTATGAATATAAATAATATAATACCAATTGCACCAAATATAGCAAATGCCTTTAATATCATTTCTATTTTTTTATCAATTTCCATAATCAATCCTTTACATAAGTTGAAACCATTTTTGCTTTACCACTATCCACTGATCCATATTTTCTTTTCCTTGTTACCGCACTTTTCTTTTGTTTTGGTGACATAGATGCCGCTTTTGCTGCTGGTACACATTTTGGATATGCCCGTTTACCCGAGCCGCGCTGTTTACTGGTGGATGATGCTCCGCATTCTGGGTGGTCTCCTTTTTTATTTTTTCTAGAAATGTCCACCCAACGCTCTTTAAACCATTTGGTTAAACCACCTTTTGGTTTTTTATTTTCTAAAACAATTTTAATAATATATTCCTTTATTATTTGTTTTGCTATATGTTTTTGTTTTTGAGTCATATGAATAAATATGTGTAAATTTTAAAAAGGTGGTGGATCGCAATTATCACCAATATTTCCAATTCCAGCACCAGCTCCCGTATTGGTTCCAGTCCCAATGGTTCCTCCACCAGCTCCTGTTCCAGTTCCAGTTCCTCCACCAGCCCCTGTTCCAGTTCCAGTTCCTCCACCAGCTCCTGTTCCAGTTCCAGTTCCTCCACCAGCCCCTGTTCCAGTTCCAGTTCCTCCACCAGCCCCTGTTCCAGTTCCAGTTCCTCCACCAGCCCCTGTTCCAGTTCCAGTTCCTCCACCAGCTCCTGTTCCATCACCATTTCCATCACCAGTTCCTGTTCCATCACCATTTCCATCACCAGTTCCTGTTCCATCACCATTTCCATCACCAGTTCCTGTTCCATCTACCCCAGCATTTTCATCTGTTGCTGGTAATGGTGGGGTACTAAATATTATTACCCAAGGAACTGTCAATGGGATTGGTCCAAACGTTGTTGGCAATAATCCATTATAAACCCCCGATATGGTCAATTGATGCAGAACTAAAGCCATAGCTAATTCGCTAAGAACAACATCAACACTAGTGTGTCTAAAAATTGCTAGTAGAGCTGCTCCTAATATGGTTGGTGATCCTGGAAATAACACTTGCGTACCACTTGTTGGTGCTATGGTTGGGGGCATTGGTGGTAATGGTGTGAATGTTGAGTTTAACCAGTAAAGGCAAAACCCAGTAGCCATCAAATTATAACCAGTTATAAGATCCAGTGGATTGATTTTACTAAAATTCATTCTCAGTCCATCTGCTATATTTTGTTTTAATATTTGCTTATCGCCTCTGAGTAATGACGATCCATATAATAATGTAAAACTACTACCAACATTTGATAAATCATATGCAGTGGCAAACAATTCTGCAGCATTATCTATATCATTTGGTAAATGATTAGTTAATACAGGGCGCATCATTGTTTTGAATAATTCGGAATTCATAGTATTTAAGTTTTATCTATAGAACCTTTTCCAGATTTAGGCCATCCAAATCTACAACTCCAATATCTAGCCTTGTGTCTTGGTCCTGGTGTTGCGCATCTGTGTCTTGCTCTAAACGCTTTTCTTCGTTCTGGATTGCTTTTTTTTATTTTCATAGTTTTTTCACCACCAGAACCTTTATGTCCAAAATTCACTTTCACAATATTTCCATTAGGTTTTCTAACATACACTGAAAATTTTTTTGGTCCGCTTGGGGTTCTAAATGGTTTTCCTAATGAAACTTTTCTGCCTCTATATTCTGCTTCATTTAACCCCTCTTCCATTTTTTCCATAACTGCAAAATACAGTTCTGTTATTTTGTCAGATTCATTCATACAATATCCTTCTAATCTTAGCTCTGCATTTTTTACAGTTTCTTTTACAGTTTTATAAGATCCGCCTGCGTTTTTATAGGCTTTTACTAATGCAGCGGAGGCATATGCGCTTGGCCAAACTTTGAATTTACTTTTTATTCTAGACTTTATAGAACTATACAGTTTTTTATTAGTTGGCACAGATTTCTCTATTATTACATTACTCACAGTTTTCTCCATTTACTTTTTTATAATTAGTGGTAAACTTTTCTGAAGCAACAGAAAATAACCCACCAACAACGATATACAAAAATCCATCAAAAATGAATTGCTCAACTTTCATAGAATACAAAGTTGACATTAGTCCCATCATTATCATTATTCCGAATGATAAAAACATCATAACTCTCTTTGATGATACTTCTCCAGAAGATCCTATGAAAATTTCTCGAACAATCTTAGTTTTTTTCAAGATTATTCTCCAAATTCTTATCTAAATTTTTTATAAAATTATTTTTAAATTCGTCAAATTCTCGCTCTATCTTTTCTAAAAGTTCTTCTTTCGTTACAGGAACTGTCCATTTTTCAGAATCCCCAAATTCATTTGCAAAATCAACTTTAGATAACTCTTCTGCTATTAAGTTTTTATCTTTCTCTGCTTCTTTCAACCATGCCAATGCATTTTCTTTTATTTTTCTATTTTCATATTCGTCCCATTTTCCATCTAATCGTATTTTATGCTCCATATCTACAACACAATCTAAACACATCCCATGTAGTCTTTTCATTTTTTCATCTATTTTTTTTGGCATTTTGCATGTACATTCTTCTTTTCTACAGTTTGGGAATGTATTTAAAAATTGATGTAGCTCTTGTTGCCATTCCTTCCCTAATTTAATTACATATCCATCTCTCTGTTCCCACTCATTGCCATCTGAGTCTTTCCATCTATCTCCTATTTTTTTAACTTTTAAAGATTCCCCATCTACATGGTTGTAACCAACTGTTACTTTTTGCTGTGATTCATGCTCACCGTATAGCATCTTTGACACATCTTGAACACCTTCTATTTTAACCATAACACACCTTAGCCTTTTTTTAATAATAAAAATACCGTTTTTATAAATCGTTTAATAGTATTATCTTGTTTTCCTTTGTTTAATAGTTTCATATAATAACTAATATAATTGTACATTGGGCTGAATTTTTTCTTAGGCAATTTTCCAAGTTGAAACATTTTTAGTAATTCATCCGAAGATTTTTTTGGATATACGTTTTTTAAATCTGTTACAAATTGTTGGGCATGTGCTCCTATTTCAGATTTATCGGACAAATACATTTTATTGAATTTTTCTTGTCCTATTTTATCTGGATTATTAAATTCGTATTTTGCATATTGACGCTCTCCACTACGTATTTGCTGTTTTATCGATTGTATAAAATGTGTTAATTCATGTGATAGTAAACCAGAATAAATATTCATTACATAATTATCCACAATATTTTTGCTTGTTATTTTTATAAATCCAGTTTTTGCTAGAAATATTTTTAAAAAGAATAAAAACCAATCAAAATTTATATTCAAAATTGAAGTATAATCTCCATCATAAATAGATCCATCTGAATCAAATAATGCCCTTTCTCCTATAGAAAAATCGTTGTGATTTTTTAACCTCTTCATCTCTAATTCATATTTTGGCCAATCTTTTGTCTTTTTTATACGTTCTAGTTTATCCAAAAATGTTCCAGGTAATTCATCATCTAAAGCTAGCTCTATTAAATTTTTAAACTTATCATAAACGGAGTTTATTGTAATTTTTTTATCTTTAATGATAATGTTGAATTTATTTAATTTTATTTGCTTATATGCATTAATATCTGATGTTTTTATATCCTTTACATATGATTCTTCGCGTATGTATGAGTTTATTATTGTTTTTGATTTATCACACATATTTTTAAACTCATCGGTCAATTCTGAATCGATTATATTTTCAAAATAATACACCGTGGTTTCTGGTTTAATATGTGTTTCTAGTTTATAGAAACTTTCTTTAGCTATTATTTCTAACTTATGCAATAATACAGACGGTACGTTTGCGACTTCATTTATAGAATTTTCATTTATAACATTTTCATAAACTTTATTCCAAAATTTTCTTGTAATTAAATGCATTGGATTCTGTTTATTTGCTTCTATCATTTTTCCACGATTTTGATTGAATTTACTCATTATCAAATTAAATATATTAGCATCAAACCACCCAAAAATATAGACAAAACGAGATTTTAATTCTGACAGTTTTGCACTCGTATCACTTAATGCTTTTTTTACAGTATCATCTGTTAATTTTCCAAAGCTAGGTATATTATATGATATTTCA